AAGCGAGCGGGTGACCTCCGCAGCGATCCGCGCCGCCGGGAGCAGCGCGTCGGTGTGCCCCATCGACTTGAGCGCGATCTCTCGCCACTGGTCGCGTTCGCGGACCGTGTCCAGGTGCACCGACCGTGGGATCAGCCTGCCGGTGAACACCAGCAGCACGCCCAGCCCGAGGAGCCCGGCGGCGCCGGCCGAGGTCGGGTCGACCGTCAACCCCCATATCGTCACCTCACGCCGCCTTGATCTGGATCTTGTTGGTGCGGATCATCTGCATGATCACCGTCGCCAAAGCGTCCGACGTGTTGCCCGCGAACTGCACGACCGTCCCGCCGGACGAGCCACCCGCCGGCGCCGGCGTGGGGGTGCGCATCGCCGCGCGGGCGTTCGCCCGGATCCCGCCGCCGCCGGCCAGGCCGAGCAGGTGACCCTTCTCAAGCGCAGCGGAGAGACGCGCCATCCCTGCAAACCCGCCCGCGTTCTGCACCTGCTTGGCGGTCATCACCCACTCGCCCGCGGACAGCGCGAACATGCCCGCCTGATCCGACGTGCCCGACCCAGGTCCGGTGATCGGACCGCCGTCGGCCATGCCCGGAAGCACCGGGCCGCCACCGGCGAACCCGATCCTCTGCAGCACCGCGCGGACGGTGACGACGATCCCGGACGCCCACGCCCGCCACGAGTTGACCGCCGACGTTGCCGAGGATGTGTTCGCGTTCAGGTGTGCCGTGCCGACCGTCGCGTTCGCCGAACCCCGCCACCCACCGAGCGCGGCGTTCGCCTGCCCCGGCTCGGCATGCAGGTGCGCCGTGCCGACCGTGCCGTTCGCGGCGCCCTGCCACCCCGCCCGGGTGCTGTTCGCCTGCCCCGACTCGGCGTTCAAATGCGCCGTACCCACCGTGGCGCTCGCGGAGCCCTTCCACCCGCCGAGCACGGCGTTGCCGCGGGAGGCGTCCGCGTCCAGCTGCGCGGTGCCCCGGGTGCGGCTGACCCCGCCCACGAAGTCGGCGACCTTGGCCTGGCCCGTGGTGGGGTCGACATCGAGCTTCAGCGGCGGCAGCGGCGGCAGCCCCACCAGGCCCCGAAAGAAGTTCTGCATCGAGATCGCAGCGTCCGACGCGGCCCTGCCGACCGACAGCGACCACTGCTGCACCGGCGCCTGACCGGCCTTCCACGTGTCGTTCGTTGCAGCGACCTGCGCGCCGATGTCACGGATGATCCCGGGGATATCCCCGGACGCCAGTTGCTCACCGGCGCCCACGATGTTGTGCAGGTTCCGCTCGAACCCCTGCAAGTTCTCCGCGCCGCCCGCCGCCGCGACGTTGACCTGGTCCATCTCGACCGCGATAGCAGCGACCGCCCCGACCGCGAGCGCGCCCCTGAGTAGGCCCAGGGCGCCGCCGAACCGGCCGACTTTGCCCCCCGCGGTTTCCGCGCTCGCGCCGCACCGGGCGAACACGCTCTCCATGCCGAGCAGGTCGGTGACCGCATTCACCGCCCGGATCGTCCTGATCGCGGCCACGAACCCGACCACCGCGACTGTCGCCACCGACGCCGCCCCAGGGAACGCGTTGAACACGTCCGCGACCCCCCGGATCAACGGCCCAACCGTCTCCAGGGCGCCGATCAGCAGGTCCCCGAGGGTGCGGGCGACCTCCTGCGCCACCGGGGCGAGGGACACCAGGGTCGGGGCGAGTTCCTTGAGTGCGGTCATGACGACCTTGCCGACCACGTCGCCGACCACCTGCAGCGTCTCGCCCAGCGCGCGGAGCCCGTCCTGCGCCGCCGCGGTCTTGAGGAACTCGGCGACCTGCCCAGTCAGCTCCCGGATCCGGGCCAGCGGCGACTCCACCACCCCACCGAGCCCGGTGAACACCGACGCGAGGATCGAACCGACGTTGCTCACGATCCCGCCGAGATCCTTGAACCCCTGGATGGCGCCGTCGATCAACTGTTCCAGCTTGCCTGACTTGACCGCGTCGTTCGCCCACAACCGGAACTTCAGCGTCACATCGGTGATCGCCTTACCCAGCGCGGGCAGGTAGTTCGACCCGATGACACCGATCCGGACAAACCCGGTCAGGACGTTACCCAGAGCGGGAGCCATGTTCTTCACCGCGGCGGCGGTGTTGTTCACGATCCCCGCAATCGCCCCCTTGAACAGCGGGTTTTGCGCCGCAGCCATCGCCAACCGGCCGGTCATGCCGAGCTGGGTGGCGATGGCCCCCAACCCCTGCTTCATGATCGGCAGGTAGCCGGACACCAACGGCTTTATCTGGTCGGTGAACTGACCCCAGAAATTACCCTGGACGGTCTTCTTCAGATCATCGATCTGCGGCTTGAACCCGACGACCGACTTGAGCGCGTCCTGCATGGCCGGAGCCATGTCCTTCGTCGCCTCGGCGAACTTCTTCATGTCGCCAGACAGGCCAGCCTTCAACGCGTCCCCGACACCAGCGGTGGCGATCTTGAAAGTGCCCATCGCGGCAGCCCCGGCCAACAACGCACCCGGCACCAGCAACGCCGCCGGGGCGAGCTGAGTGAGCGCCCCGACCGTCCCACCGATGACCTGGATCGCGCCGTTCGCCGCACCCAGGGCGAACATTCCCCGCGTCATCACGCCCAGCGCCGACTGTGCCCGGTCCGCAGACGCGGACAGCCGCGAGTTGTCGTCGTCGAGGCTCCTGACCGCAGCCGACGCCTTGGCCGCAGCCGCAGCAACGCCTCTTTCTGCCCCCTCGAAGATGAGGCGAATCTTTGATTCGGTCTGTGCCATCAGGCGTCCCACCTGTGCACGACCTCATCGGCGGCCTTATGCCACTCCGACTCGATCCAGGACATGCGCTTCTCAGCCGACGAGAAGAACCAATACCCGGGGAAGCCGACGTAGGCGCCGAACTGGCTACCGGGCGACCTCAGGTAGCGCTTGTGCGCATACCACCCGGAATGGCGCTTCATCCCGAACACGGATCCGAACAGCAACTTGCTGCTGTTGTTCGCCGTGATGACCGGCCAAAACCCCTGGTTGCCCTCCCGCACCGACCGGGACGCCCGCGCAGCCTGCCGCGAGTGCGCCCGCGCGTCCGCCTTCATCCAGTCCGCGAGGCTGGTGGCGATGTCCTTCGCCTCGCGCTTCATGGCAGCCTGCGCGTCGGCCGGCACCTTCTGCAGGGCGCGGATGACCTCGTCAGCACCCTCAATCTTCACCTTGATGACGGGCACCCGGTCACCTCCTCCGCTTCGCCGCGCTCGCCTGCTGTTTCGCTGCCAGCTCTTCCAACTGCCGGCGGCGGGCGTAGAACACCGACCACCGGAGCAGTTCGTCGTTGCTCATCTCCGCGCGGAGCCGAGCAACCGTCATCTTTAGTTGTTCCGCCAGGAAGAACTCGAACTCAAGTTCCGGGTCATTCTCGAACTCCAGATACGCCGCTTTTCGACGCACCCACACCCAGCCCGGACAGCTCCGCAATCGCCAGGGTCAGGCCCTCGATCTCGTGCGGATGCGAGTTCTCCTGCCACGTCTTGACCTCGTCCTCCGTGAGCTGCGGATCGACCAGGGCGAGCGACACCATCCGCCGGTCCTGGACCGCCGTACCGCCCTCCAACGTCTGCAGCTCGAGCAGCTCGGCCCGCGAAAGGCCCCGGATCCGGACCGCGCCGAAACCGGGGATCTCGTGCTCGCCCTCACCCAGCCGGCGGGCGAGCAGCGCCGACTTGTCCGCCCGGACCACGTTCTCGGCTGTCACGACTGGGTGGTGTCGGTGACCGCGCCGGAGACCTGCATCTCAGACGACCACTTGATCATTTCGCCGACCGCGCTGGACTCCCCGTAGGTGGTGACCAACACGTTGAACGATTGCTCCGGCAGACCCGAACCGGTGCCCTCCGGGCGGTACACCGCGGCCACCAGCTGCCCGTTACGCATCAGCGGCTCGATAACCGCCTTCGGGCCCGACGCGGTGTCGTCGTAAGTACCCGAAGCGGACAAAGTGCCGTCCGTCATTCCGCCC